CCATATCGGTGTCGCCGACAATTTATGTCGGCGCGAACGCATATGATGGCAGCCAAGTTTTGACGGGCGGCGCGGCGCGTCTGATCACCGCCAAACGGGCGTTGACTGTGCAGGAAGGCAGTTCGGCGCTTTACACCGGGCGGTTGGGCAGCGCGAAAACCCTGCACTATGAACTCGGCATCGGCAGCCCCGAGCCCGATTGGTCCGGCAATGTTTATAACGGCACCGTGACCGGCGCGACCATTGTCGCCAACCCGCCAATGGTTCCGCTCGTCGCCTAACCCTTCCTCCCATGATCCTCCAACCCGGCACCTACGGCCTGCTCAATGCTGATCTGACTCTGCGGGAAATCCGCACGTTCGGCGAACCCGTGCGCGCGGAAGACGGTCGCGCGCTCCCCGTCGTCATCACCGCGCAGCCCGCGTTCAACGCCGCCACGCAAAAGGTCGTGCAGAACGGCTGGACGGTGAACGTGACCGACATCACCCCAATCTGGCAGATCGTCGCACTCACGCAGGCGGAGCTGGATGAGAACACGGAGCGCAGTCAGATCGCGACGATCCTCGCCACGGCTCAGGCGATGCTAGACGGCACCGGCACGACGGCGCAAAGGCAGACGCGCGTGGAGCAGGCGCTCGGACGACTCTTGAAACGGCTCGCGAAGAACGGAACACTTCCCTAAATACCATGCTGAATAATCATCCAAATACTCTTAGTTCAGGAGCCCCGCTTGCTGGCGTCATCGCCGGTCAGGGTGTCAGCATCTCTGGTTCGACGGTGACGGCGGTGGGTGGTTACAATGTGGCCGGAACCGCCAGCGGCACGGTTTACACACTCACCGCCTCTTCCGCTGCTGTCACCTTTGGCACCACGCAACCCTCCGCCACTCTGGCCCAAGCCGGAACCTACCTACTAATCGGACGGGCCTACCTGATCTATAATGCGGCGACGTTTGCGGGGACGCAGACTGCCACTCTCAAACTCCGTCGCACGAATAACACTGCCGCCGATGTCACCGGGGCAACGACGACTGCCACCCTGAGAATCATTACAACCACGACTGACACCGTTGGCATTATGACGATGCCAGCCGTGATCTATACGACCACGAACACCGACGATGCGGTTGCGGTCTTCGGCGCACTTTCCGCCACTCCTTCCGTCGGATCGGTTGATGTCAACGAGGCGAGCGTGCTCGCGATCAGGCTTTACTAGCAATGGAGCGATACCGCACATACGCCCCTCTGGATGATGTCCCGTTAAACGACGCGGACACCTACTGGACGGGCTTCAAAAGCCGGTTTCAGCCCACTTTCCTGAAACCCGGTGAACTCTACTATTCAGGCAATATGCGGCTCGATAAGGGCACCGCCAAGGTGCGTAAGGGCATCAAGGGGCTTTCCAACGACATCAGCTTGACGAATCCGCCGCTGATCGTCGGTGCCTTCTCCTTCGCGGCGAGTTTTGCCATCACGTCCATCACGCGTTCGGTCAACACCGCCACCGTAACGACGACGGCGGCACACGGCTACAGTTCGACCAACCGCGTAAACATCCGTGGAGCGGTCGAAACCGACTACAACGGCGACTACACGATCACCGTGACCGGAGCCACGACGTTCACCTACACGGTTGCGAACACCCCGGCGACGCCAGCCACCGGCACGATGTTTGCCAACAAGGGTCCGCGCATGTTCAACAGTTACGCGAGCAGCGTGGTTGGTTCCGGCGACTACGCCGACGACAATACGAATGTCGAAGGCGTCGTTGTCGCCAGCACCGATGCTTCCTATCTCTGGCGCGATGGGCAAAGCTCCATCACGATCAGCTATCCGGCCAACGAGGTTATCGCAGTCGGCGATGTCTGCGACATCCGCCAATACCTGAACAAACTCTACATGTTCCGGGGCTACTCGACCTCGACCGCCGCCCCGAAGGCTGTCACCTCCATCACGCGCTCGGGCACGACCGCCACGCTAACATCAACCGCCGTGCATGGCCTGACCAGCAATGATTGGGTGCTGATCAAAGGGGCATCCCCTGACGGCTACAACGGTATCGCACAAGTCACCGTCACGAGCACAACTGTTTTCACCTATGTAGTGGACAGCGGCCTAGCGACTCCGGCGACGGGCACGATTACGTTCCGCCCGGTGAAACCGCCACTGTATTGGGATTTGAACACCACGACGGCGGCGTGGCAGGTGGTGCCCGTGGGGCCGAATGCCGCCGGGGCACCCATTATCAAAATGCCCGCCGTCGATTGGGGCGTGGTCTTCAAAAGCCGGTTTGTCCTTCCGTGGTCTCGCGACCAACTCATTCTTTCCGACATCTTCGATGCGAACACCTACGATCCTTCCCAAACGCAGTTCCGGATTCTCCCCGGCACGGCGGATTGGATTGTCGGGGCCTTCCCCTACCAGCAGGCGAGGCTCTTGGTGCTCTACCGCAAGAGCGTCCATGCAGTGGCACTCGATGGAACGACCCTGACGGCTGCCGGGGCCTATGAAATCACGCGCAATTTCGGGTGTGTCGCGCGCAAGACAGTAGCGAACTGCGGCCCCTACATCGTCTGGCTTTCGGACATTGGCGTTGTCCGCATGGAGATTAGCAATGAGCTGTCCCTAAAAAACACCTCCGCCCCGCTTTCCGATCCGATCCAAGATCAGATTGATCTCATAAACTGGACTTACGCTGATAAGGCGGTCGGAACCTTTTGGAACAACCGTTACTATCTCGCCGTTCCGACCGGCACGAGCACGACCAACAATACCATTTTGGTCTATAATTTTCTGAATGAACTATGGGAGAGCGTGGATTCCTACCCATCAGGATACGATGTGGTTAATTTCCACATCGTTTCCTACGGCGGCAAGAAGCGGATTATCACCACCGGAACATTCGGCTATGTGACGTTGCTGGAGGAGAACGAAGTGGATGAGTTCGGTGCGCCGGGAGCATTCGCCAATTACGTGATTACGGGTTCGCTGAAGACGCGGAACTACCTCGCCGGAACTTTCGACTTGAAACGGGTGCGCCGGTTTCAGACCGACATCAACGTGACAACCGCCGATGCGTTCACCGGTAACTACGTGCTCTCGAATCCCGATGCCACGCAGGCGGTGGCGGCCTACACGGCGACGGCGACGACGGATGCGACGTTGCGCGCGACGGTCAATCGTCGTGGCGTTTCTGGACGTATAGAGTTTACAACTACCGCGGGACGGCCAGAGTTCAAATCCGTAACGGTCGAATCCACTGTGTCATCCCGCGCCACCCTTAACCACTCCTAAAAATGGCTTTCACGCTCACAGTCGGATATACTTGGACGGACGGCGAAGTTTTTACGGCGACCAAGGCCAATCTGGCGGCGGCTCCCACGCTAGCCAGCGACCAGACTTATACCTTTAACGTCGGCGCGGCGGCAACGCCTTCAATCAATTTCACCGGGTTCACTACGGCAGGCTTTTATTATGCGAGCGGAGTTGGAATTTCCATCGGGGCTACTTCGGTCGGTTTGTTCACTTCGACAGGGCTAAATGCCTCGGCCATCGGCGCGACCACGCCGAGCACTGGTGCATTTACGACTCTGACCGCTTCCAGCACGCTAGGCGTTACCGGCGCTTCCACGCTGGCCGCGCTTTCCGCGACTACGGGCACGTTTTCGAGCACGCTGGGCGTTACCGGTGCTTCCACGCTGGCCGCGCTTTCCGCGACTACGGGCACGTTCTCCAGCACGCTGGGCGTTACCGGCGCTTCCACCCTTGCCGCCGTCTCCGCTACTACCGGGACGTTCTCCAGCACGTTAGGCGTTACCGGCGCTTCCACGCTGGCTGCGGTCTCCGCGACTACGGTGACTGCTTCTGGGGTGGTGAAAGGTCCGGACGGAACGGTTTCGGCTCCATCGTATTCATTTTCGAGCGACACCGATCTTGGCGTCTTCCGTTACGGGGCCAATCAACTCGGCATCGCCGGTTCGATCTACGCGTTCAATGCGGCGGCGGACAATGCCATGTATCTGGGACAGGGCGCATCAAACAATCTCGCCTTTGCGTGGACTTACAATGCCACGGCGGCGAGTGCCAGCGCAATATTTGGGACGTTCGGTAAAACCAACGACTTGACGATTCAGGCCAAGGTTTTGAACTTCGATTCCGCTTCACTGGCTTTTGCGCTTCAGATTGTTAATTCGGGCCGTATCCGGGTGGGCGCGGGAACAGACAACGGAGCGGCTGCACTGCAAAGCGC